TTCTACTTGAATGGCGTGTACTACACATCTGCGAACACAAATGCAAATGCATCCACAAATTTTCAGTTAATTCAGAGACTATTGGGTGGTGTATTTAGGCAGCAAAGTTCTTCTCGGGTTTCTGGTAACGGCAGTTTTATTCTTGATTTGCATACGCCTGTTGCTTTTGCTGAAAAAACTGACATTGAACTTAGGGCTGTTGCTTCTACATCCCCATCAAACGTGTCTGCTGAGTTTGAGGGCATCTACATTAAAAACCCGGACTGATCATGCCAAGCAAATCACCAGCCCAACATCGTTTGATGCAAGCCGCCGCCCACACCAAGGGCGGCTTTGGTGGTGTGCCACAAAAGGTCGGCAAAGAATTTGTCAAGGCCGACAAAAAAATGAAAGATGGCGGCGTAGCTCAATCCTTGAAAAAAGCTGGTTTTTATGAGCCGTCCAAAAGCAAATCTGAGCGATTGAAAATCGTCAACGATGTGACGACTAAGCCTCAACGTCTGGGCATGGTTGAGAAGATGTTTTCTGAGAAAAAAATGAAGAGCGGCGGGGTGTCTCTTGCTGTCGGTCGCGGTGAAAAGTTGCCTGTTGAGAAGGGTGCTGGTCTTACAGCTAAGGGCCGAGCGAAATACAATGCGGCAACGGGGAGCAACCTAAAGGCGCCACAGCCTCAAGGCGGCGCACGCAAGGATTCATTTTGCGCCAGGATGTCGGGCATGCCTGGGCCGATGAAAGACGAAAAGGGCAAGCCAACACGCAAGGCGGCGGCCTTAAACAGATGGAAGTGCTGATATGGCCTACTCGGGAACTGTCGGAACAACTGTCATCCAAGTCCAGACCCTGATCGATCACGGGGCGCGTCGCTGCGGGAAATTGGCAGAGGAACTGACCTCCGAGCAGCTTTTGAGCGCCAGGGAGTCGCTGTACTTCCTGCTGTCGAACCTGATCAACATCGGCATCCAGTACTGGGCCATCGACAAAAAGGTCTACGGTCTCCAGGCCAACAACTACGTCTACAAGCTGCCTCTGGGCGGAAATGACGTTCTTCAGGCCCTGTATCGCAGGATGAACCGGCCCACCCCGAACAGCACCGGGGGGTATGCTTCAAGTGCCGGCGGCATTGTCGGGAACGCTTTTGACAACAACATCGACACGTCCTGCACCCAGACATCGGCCAACGGCAACATTTCTGTTGATTACGGCACCAACAACCCGGTCTATGTGGGCTCCATCGGCGTTTTGCCGGGTGTTTCTGGCTCCTTCAACGCGGTTTTTGAGTATTCGGTTGACGGGATCACTTGGAGCACTCTGCTTGCGCCTGGGGTGACCGCCTGGGTCAACAACGAATGGCTTTGGTACGACATTGAGGCCGGTCAGACGGTGCAGTATTACCGCATCCGAGAGACCGGTGGCAACACTTTGGTGCTGCGTGAGCATTATTTCGGCAACAACTCGACCGAAATCACGATGGCCCGTCTGAACCGGGACGACTACACCAACCTGCCCAACAAGAACTTCACGGCCAACCAGCCCTTCCAATACTGGTTCAACCGGACGATCCCGCAGTCGGAAATCTACCTGTGGCCAGTGCCGTCTGATCCCTTCGTGCAGATGACGGTCTGGTACTCGCGCCAGATCATGGACGTTGGCGACCTCTATGGCGAGCTGGAAGTGCCGCAGCGGTGGTTTGAGGCTGTCGTCTTCATGTTGGCTCACCGGATGAGCCTGGAGTTGCCTGGGGTGGACACCGCCCGCATCCAGTACCTTGATGGGCAGGCCGACAAGTACCTGGGTCTTGCAGAGGCCGAGGAGCGAGACAAAAGTCCCGTGTATTTCGCACCGAACATCAGCGTCTACACGAGGTGATCGATGCCGATCTTCCTCGACACCCTCGGCTACTCTGACATCGCAATCGCAGTATGCGACCGGTGCAAGATGAAGAGACCCCATGCGGTCATGCGATCAGATCCAAACTTCCCAGGATTACAGGTTTGTAATGAAGGGTGTGCGGATCAATTTGACCCCTATCGGCTGCCGGCCCGCAAAACCGAAAGGATAACGATTCGGTTTCCAAGGCCGGACGTTTCGGTTGCGCTTGACCCCAACAATTTGAGTGCTGGTGAGCCTTACGGCGGAGCGGTTTTGTCTCCTGAGCAAAATATCGACACGCCGGAAAACAACGGCAACCTTGACGGTTTGGAGATCCAGCCCTGATATGCCAAACATTACCATCACCCAACTGCCTCTGGCCGGCCCTATTACTGGCACCGAGGCAGTCCCAATCGTCCAGAACGGGCAGACTCTGCGCACGACCACGGCTGCTTTGGCCGGCTCTCCGGTTCAGACGCAGACCTTCCTGACGCTCAATCAGGAGCCGACGCTCAACAACAGCCGGGCGCTTGCCGGCGGCACTGGTATTGGCCTTGTGGACGGCGGTGCGCAGTCAACCCTTCAGGTGACCCTCAACGGGGCCTCTGGAAGCCTCGAGGCGGCCTCCAACGGCGTGATTGTGAAGACGGGTGCGTCGGCGGTCACAAATCGCTCTATCGCGGTTTCTGGCACTGGCCTGAGCATCACCAACGGAAACGGCGTATCTGGCAACCCTACGGTGGCCTTGGACGGCCTGATTTCGGCTATCGCCCAGGTCGGTGGAACAGGTCTTTTGGCTTTCCAGAACGGGGCTACAGCAGGCGGCGTGCTAATCGCCGGCACCGCAAATCAGATCAGTGTGGCCAATGGTAATGGCGCTGGCGGCAACCCAACAATCAGTCTTGCGCTCAATCCAATTTTGCCCGGTGTTGCAGCGGTTACTTTGCCCAAGGGAACCACGGCAGAGCGCCCTACCGGGGTTGATGGTCAGATTCGCTTCAACACAGACACGAATCAATACGAAGGCTACGCCAGCGGGCAATGGTCTAACGCCCTTGGTGCCTCTGGTATTTCTGGATTTTCTGGATATTCTGGTTTTTCGGGATTGGGTCTTTCTGGATACAGTGGTGAATCAGGATTTTCTGGTCAATCAGGATTTTCCGGACTGTCCGGCTTTTCCGGTATCTCGGGCTTTTCGGGATCGGGGATAAGCGGTTTCAGCGGATTTTCTGGTGCTGGAACAAGTGGCTTTTCTGGAGAATCTGGTTTCTCTGGATTTAGCGGAATTTCTGGCTTTTCCGGGCTGTCTGGTTTTTCAGGTCTTTCTGGATTTTCTGGTGCTGGAACCTCAGGCTTCTCAGGGGAGTCTGGTTTTTCAGGAGTCTCTGGTTTTTCTGGCGTTTCAGGCTTTTCTGGCGTATCGGGATTTTCAGGATTTTCTGGCTCTTCAGGACAGTCTGGCTTTTCAGGAAGCGGGATAAGCGGCTTTTCGGGCGCTTTGGGTCTTAGTGGTTTCTCAGGCGCTTCTGGTTTTAGCGGGGTTTCTGGTTTTTCTGGAGCTTCTGGGCTTTCTGGAGCTTCTGGCTTTTCAGGCACTAGTGGCTTTTCTGGAACTTCTGGCTTTTCTGGTAGCGGGATAAGTGGTTTTTCAGGATCCGGCATTTCTGGTTTTTCAGGATTTTCTGGAATATCTGGTTTTTCAGGAATTTCTGGGTTTTCGGGTTCAGGAGTAAGTGGCTTTTCGGGCACCTCTGGATTCAGCGGAATCTCTGGTTTTTCTGGAAGATCTGGCTTCTCGGGCATTTCGGGATTCTCGGGCACTTCTGGTTTCTCAGGCAGATCTGGCTTTAGCGGTTCTGGCATATCTGGTTTTTCGGGTGCATCTGGGATTTCCGGGTTCTCAGGAATTTCTGGTTTTTCTGGCATCTCCGGTTTTTCGGGGTTTTCAGGGCGATCCGGTTTTTCTGGTTCAGGGATCAGTGGATTTTCTGGCTTCTCTGGCATTTCGGGCTTTTCAGGAATTTCTGGGTTTTCTGGAATTTCTGGGTTTAGTGGATTTTCAGGAATCAGTGGATTCTCTGGATCAGGGATAAGCGGTTTTTCCGGCATTTCCGGCTTTTCTGGTATCTCTGGATTCTCAGGCTCTGGAATATCTGGTTTTTCAGGTGCATCAGGCTTTTCTGGAATATCTGGATTCTCTGGAACTTCTGGATTTTCAGGAATTTCCGGTTTTAGTGGTATTTCAGGATTTAGCGGAACTTCAGGTTTTTCTGGCATATCTGGGTTTTCCGGATCAGGAATAAGCGGTTTTTCAGGCACTTCTGGATTTTCCGGTATTTCAGGGTTTTCTGGTATATCTGGTTTTTCTGGCACGTCGGGATTTTCTGGAAGTGGCATTTCTGGATTTTCTGGTGCATCTGGGATTTCAGGGTTTTCCGGAACTTCAGGGTTCTCTGGAATATCTGGTTTTTCAGGTGCATCTGGGATCTCCGGGTTCTCAGGGCTATCCGGTTTTTCTGGATCAGGGATAAGCGGCTTCTCTGGCATCTCCGGTTTTTCTGGCCGGTCTGGTTTTTCCGGGTCAGGTATTTCTGGCTTTTCTGGCGTATCTGGCTTCTCTGGCACATCCGGATTTAGCGGCTCAGGTATTTCTGGATTTAGTGGGTTCTCTGGCATATCTGGGTTCTCGGGTGCGTCAGGTATATCGGGCTTTTCAGGGAGCGGCATTAGTGGCTTTTCAGGAAGCGGAATCTCAGGTTTTAGTGGCTCAGGCGTTTCCGGATTTAGCGGTTTCTCAGGGATAAGCGGATTCTCTGGCATTTCTGGTTTTTCGGGCATTTCTGGTTTTTCTGGCCAGTCTGGTTTTTCTGGCTCTGGTCTTTCTGGGTTTAGCGGCACCTCTGGGTGGAGCGGATTTTCTGGAGCACCTCCCACAACGGTCACTGTTTCCACCAGCACCGCAACCACCGCTTATTTAACTTTTGTTACAGGAACAACGGGCAGTCAATCTGTGTTTGTCAATAGCGGCTTGACCTACAATGGAACGACAAACGCCATAACGGGCGGCGTTTCAGGAGGCGCGTTTTAATGAGATATAGCATCGTCATCCCGACGTACAACAACTGCGACAAGTACCTCAAGCCGTGCATTGACTCCATCTTCAAATGGACTGATTTGACTGATGTTGAGTTGGTCATCTCTGCCAACGGATGCACTGACAATACATTTTGGTACTTGCAATCTCTCAAGAATCAGTTTGATGCAATTGGGTTTTCCAGTCACTTCAAAGTTATCTGGGATGACAAGCCGCTTGGTTATGCAAAGGCCACCAACGAGGGCATCAAGGTTGCGACCGGGCAGCGCATTGTTCTTCTAAACAATGACACGCTGTTCTTAGAGCAACCCAAGACTTGCTGGTTGGAGTTGTTTGAAAAGCCGTTTCAGGAAAACCCAAAATGCGGCATATCTTGTGTTATCAAGGGGGCGTCGGATCCAGCGGGGCGTGATTTCGCAGTCTTTTTCTGCGTGATGGTTGACCGCAAAGTTTTTGACACCATTGGTCTTTTGAACGAGGAATACGGGGTTGGTGGTGGTGAGGACACCGAGTTCTGTATTGAGGCAGAGAAGGCCGGTTTTGAGGTGCAGGAGGCGCTCTCTAAAACGTGGGATGGTACGCAATACACAGGGTGGTTCCCGATCTACCATAAGGGCGAGGGCACGATGCACGACCCTGACTTGGTCAAAGGATGGGACGACATCTTTTTGCGGAACAGTCTCAGGCTTGCCAAAAAGTACAACTTTGAGTGGTATCGGTGGCGACTGTCCAACTACTGGGAGAGGGCAGTTTTCCTGAAGGGAGATAATGTATTTCCCCGAGAAATCACTCGGTACAAATGGGCCAATGACAACTTGGTCGGCAAGAAAGTTTTGGAGATCGGCTGCTCAAACGGCTACGGCACACAGTTCTTTTCAAAAGACATTGATTACACGGGTGTGGACTATGACCCGATCATTGTCGAAGTAGCAAAAGAGCAGGGCTGGGGTGAACACACCAAGTTTTTCAATTCAGACATCAATCAGTTCCCGCTTGAGCAGTACGATTCGATCATTGCGTTTGAGGTCATTGAGCACATCGACAACGGTCTTGAGGTTGTAGAGCGCCTGAAAAAGCACTGCAAGCGATTGATGATCACTGTGCCTATGAATGAGCCTGTTGGGTTTTGGGGGCCGCACCACAAGCTGCATGGGCTCAATGAGAGCCACTTCCCCGGTTTTGAGTTCAACTACATCAACGAGGCCGGAGAGATTTCGCCGGTAGCTCACCCTATCAGCGACGCAAACCGTTTGAACTTGATGATTTGCCGGTGGACAAATGACTAAAATTCTTTGTTCAATTTCCACTAGGGGGCGGTATAACAGTACGTTGCCACTGGCTCTACAGGCCATCATCATGCAGACACGGCCTGTTGATAAGCTCGTCATCTTTGACGACAACGACGAGCCGCAGGATGTGCGATCAGAATTGATCTATTCGCACTTCTTTCAGATTTTGCAAGAGAAAAACATTGCCTGGGAATGGCTCTTTGCGGCAAAGAAAGGCCAGCATCACAACCATCAGATCGCAAACCGAATGGGTTTTGATTGGGTTTGGCGGGTAGATGATGATGCGATCCCCGAGCCGAACGTGTTGGAGAATCTTTGCAAGCACATTGCAGACGATGTTGGCGCTATTGGTGGATCTGTTCTGACCAAACCATTTGATTCCAAGCCAATTGAGGCAACCGGACGGATTGACATGATCAATTCCGAGCCGAACATTCAGTGGTCTTATATCAAGCTGGTGCAAGAGGTAGAGCATTTGCATTGCACGTTTTTGTATCGTGCCGGTGTGTATGACTACAACACAGGCTTATCTCGAGTGGCGCACAGGGAAGAGACATTGTTCACATACGGCCTGTTTCAGAAGGGATACAAGGTTCTGGTGGTGCCTGATGCTGTGACATGGCATTTGAAAAATCCGCAGGGTGGCATCCGCAGTGAGACGAACCAAAAACTGTACGAGCAAGATGAGGAGATTTTTCAAAATTTCTTGGCTCACCGCGACAAGACGATTGTCGTGCTCAACTGCGGCATGGGCGATCATATTGTGTTCACTCATGTTCTGCCTGATATCGAAAATCCAGTCATCTTTGGTTGCTATCCAGAGATAGTGCCCTGCCGGTCGATTGCAGAGGCGCAGGCGCTGTTTGGCAGCATTGACATGTTTAACGTATACGGCAAGATGGATCAGTGGAAGTGGAGGGGAAATCTTGAGGGGGCGTACAGGAGGATGTACGCATGATCTTGATTTCTCCGTACTCCAAGGCTCTCATGAGCGGAAAGCAAAATCCCAAGAACTACCCGTTCTGGGAGCAGTTGATTCCCATGATTGATGATGAGATTATTCAAGTCGGAATCACTGGAGAGGGGCAACTTGTGTCTGACTTCAGGATGGACTTATCCGTCCAGCAGTTGCGTGAGTTGATCAGGCAGTGTGACACATGGATTGCGTGCGACAGTTTTTTTCAGCACCTAGGCTGGGATGAGGGAAAAAAGGGAATTGTTCTTTGGTCGGTGTCTGATCCGTTGATTTATGGGCACCCTGAGAACGTGAACCTTCTCAAGAGCAGGGACTGTCTACATGAGAACCAATTTTTGTGGTGGGAGTTCGTGGAACATGACCCCAATAAATTTGTTGAGCCAGAGACCGTTTTGCAGGCATTGGATGACCTGTTTGCGGTTGAAAAAAAGGCTGAAATCATTTCTAATACCCAATCAAAAGTGAGGTAAATCATGGCCCAGACTGGATACACGCCCCTGCTCATTTACGCATCTGGCACTGCGTCCAACGTGCCATTGGCTGCGAATTTGACCAGCAGCGCATCGGGCGCTGAACTTGCACTGAACTACGCGGATGGGCGCTTGTTCTACAAGGACAGCGGTGGCGTGGTTCAAGTTCTTGCGACCAAGGGAACGGGTGCCATTGGCGGGTCGAACACTCAGGTGCAATACAACAGTAGCGGCTCTTTGGCCGGATCTGCGAACCTGACGTTTGATGGGACGAATCTTGCCACGACCGGGACGGCTAGCGCAACGAAACTGATCCCGACCGGCGGCACGGCAACCGGCAACGGGATGTATCTGCCTTCGGCCAATACGCTTGGGTTCAGCACGAACGGCGTGTTGAATATGTCGCTCGACTCCTCCGGCAACCTGATCGTTGGTGGAACTTCTGCACTTGTATCTGCTTCTGGCCGTGGAAACATTACTGTTAACGGTTCAACAGATTCAATTCTGTCGTTTGGCAGTGCGGGAGTAAACACGGGTTATTTGTACGCTACTACAAGCGGTATGGAATTGGCCTCTATTGGAAGCACGTACGTTAGATTTAGCACCAACGGCTCAGAACGCATGCGCCTCGACTCCTCCGGCAACCTTGGTATAGGGACGAGTTCGCCTGCTTATAAGCTGGCCGTACAAGGCAGCGCATACATCACCTCCACAGTCGGCATTGGCACCACGCCTGGAAACTACGGCGGTCAGGTAGATATTTACGCAAACAGCAATGCTGCTTTTAATGGCATTTGGGTTCGCAACGACAGCAGCGGCGCATCTGCCAATGCTGGCATCGTCATAAACGCATCTGGCAATAGCTGGCGCATGGCGATGGGGTCAACCGCCAATAACAACAATGCGCTTTTCTGGGCAGTTGACGCCGGCTCTCCGACGACGCTGATGACTCTCAGCACCTCCGGCAACCTAGGCCTTGGGGTGACGCCGAGTGCTTGGAATAGTGCGTATAAAGTATTTCAATTTGGTAGGGATGCCGCCATTTGGGGGCAAACAACCGATGCATCAACTGTTTTCTCAAGTAATGCATTTTTAGATTCTGGCGGCACATTCAAATACATATCAACTGACTTTGCGTCATATTACGCCCAAACAAATAGTGTTCATTCGTGGGCTGTAGCAGCCTCCGGCACCGCAGGCAACGCCATCACCTTCACGCAGGCGATGACCTTGGACGCCTCCGGCAACCTGGGTATTGGGACGAGTTCGCCGGGGGCAAAGCTGACTGTTAACGGGCAAATCACTCGACATGTTATGAGCGCGAACAATGGCACAAGCGGGTTTGAACTGTCAGATGCCGCAACTGGTGGCAATAGCATCGGCGCTATTACTCGCAGGGATAACGGCGTCAGCATTGGCTCTTATGACTACGTTAGTTTTTTCACAGGATCGACGTCTGGTATTGGCAGCGGCACCGAACGCGCCCGCATCACCGGCGGGGGTGATTTGCTGGTTGGCGATACAGCGAACAGCGCAGGCGCTAGGCTGTATGTGAAAGGCTCTGGAGCCACCAGCGGCTCCGTGGCTATGGTGGTAAGGAACTCCACGCCAAGTGACTTGTTATATATCCGCAATGACGGACTGATTAGCCTTGGTTTAGCCGCAAATTCGCCATACAACTACACCACCGGAAGCGCGGCAAATGCGTTTTTGAATAGTTCTGGCGAGTTGCAACGATCAACTTCTTCGCTGCGCTACAAAACAAATGTACAAGAAGCTACTCACGGTCTTGCTGAAGTTCTTGCCTTGCGGGCTGTGACATATAAAGGCATTAACGATGGAGACAAAGTATTTGGCGGTTTAATTGCTGAAGAAGTGCATGATTCTGGTTTGACTGAATTTGTTGCTTATGACGAGGAAGGCAGGCCAGATGCTTTGCATTACGGCAACATGGTTTCCGTGCTTGTCAAAGCCATCCAAGAGCAGCAAGCAATCATTGAACAACTCAAGGCCGATGTGGCCGCACTCAAAGGAGCCTAAACCATGACTACTATCACCTGGGTAATTTCTGCCCTCGACTGCATTCCTCAAACCCCAGAGGGCGCAGACTACGTTGTGACAGTTCACTGGGCCTGCAACGGCACGGACGGAGCCTATAACGCAAGCGTGTACTCCACATGTTCTCTGCCTGTTGTTGACAGCGGAAATTTCATCCCGTATTCGTCGCTCACAGAGCAAACTGTGCTTGGCTGGATTTGGGCCAACGGCGTGGATCAAGCAGTCACAGAAGCCGCTGTGCAGCAGCAGATCGACAACCAGCGGAATCCTCCAGTTATTACGCCGCCGCTGCCCTGGACTGCATAAGGGCAAGCCACCGGCCCGTGACGGTGGCGTCTGAAGGAGAAACAGAATGGGCAATACCAAAGAACCCCAGACTGTCAGCATCGACGGCAAAGAGTACAGCTTGGACGACTTCACGCAGGAGCAAAAGGTGATGCTCGACCACTGTTTGGACTTGGATCGGAAGATCGCCTCTTGCCAGTTTCAATTTGACCAACTCAGGGTGGGCAAGGACGCATTCTTGAAGATGCTCAAGCAGTCCTTGGACGCATCTGGTGAACCCGCAGGACTGACGGATTGATCATGACCACCATTGACGCAACTGATGCACGGCTTTCTACGCATGAGGAGGTCTGTGCTCTCCGATACGAGCAAATCAATGCACGTTTGAAGCGAATTGAGGCCATCATGATAAAGACTGCCGGCATCATGCTTGTGTCAATGGCTGGGACGATCTTTGCGGCGATTTGGATCACAAAATGATCCCAAAGGACAAGCTGCAACATTTGGCTATGGGGGTGGGGTCAGCAGCCGTTTTGGGTGCGATCCACTTCCTTCCCTTGGGGTTGGCCATTGCAGTCGGTGGAATTGTTTTTGGAGCCTTCTACGAGTTCCAACAGTGGTATCGCAAAGAGGGCCAGCCTGACGTTTGGGATGCTATTGCAACGGCTCTGCCCGGTGTGATTGCCGGGGTGGCTTTTGAGTTAATAAAATGATCGACCCCATAACCGCGCTTGCTGCTGTATCGTCAGCAGTCAACCTCGTCAAGAAGGCGGTCAAGACTGTTCAGGACGTGCAGTCTTTGGGGCCAGTTCTGGGTCAGTATTTTGACGCCAAAGCGCAGGCAATTGAGGTTGTAGAGAAGGCCAAGACGGGCGGGTTTAAGGGGTCGGCACTTGGCAAAGCGTTGGAGCTTGAGCTTGCTCTGGAGCAAGCTCGGGAGTTTGAGGAGCAGGTGAAGATGCTCTTTTTCCAATCCAACAAGATGGACGTCTGGATGAGAATCACAGCCAGGGCCAAGCAGATGGAGGCTGACGCAGCCCGCGCCGAAGGTAAACGCAAGGCAGAAGCAAAGCGCAGGCAGTCCGAGATCGACGACATCATTTTGATCACGATCGCCGTCCTTACGTCAGTATTTGTTCTCGGCCTGACCGTTTACTTCATAGTTGAGATGGGGCAGCGGCATATATGACCGAGAAGCTCAACGCCAACACAACCCTCGACAAAATTCTGGGGTATGTGGACTCACCGTTCAAGCTGTTCGCGGTGATCCTGATGGCGGTGATTGCGTTTGCGGGATATGCGCTGTATGAGAGTCAGGATTTCATCCGAGAGGCATACAAGGAGTCGCAGAAACTGCCTGAGATACGAACAGAGCGAGCCGATGATGCGGCGACCATGCTGTTCAAGCAAACTGGTGCAACGGTGGTGGCGGTCTTCAAAGTCAACCCGCTGTTCAACTCTCGGACGCTCTACAGAGCCTACACCAAAGATGGGCGAGACAAGACAATTGAGGACATTGACGTTGGCCTGTTCACGCATAACTCGTCGAATAACGCAGACGTTGTCAAGCTGATGACCAACGAGATTCCATGCAGCGAGTATCGTTACGCTCAATCAGAGGTTGGGCTTTGGTATCTTGAGAAGGGCGTGACGTACACCTGCCGGGTAAGCGTCCCGCCGGACTCGCATCGTTTCGTGGGGCAGGTTACAGTTGGCTGGGCAGCGCAGCCGGCAAACCTAGAGCAGACAAAATTCATGCTGGAGATTGCCCGCGCACTGTTAACTAAAAGGGGTGGGTAATGCTTTCACTAATTTCGACTCTCGGCGGCCTGCTAATCAGCGGCCTGCCCAAGCTGCTTGAGTTCTTCCAGAATAAGGCAGACCAAAAACATGAGCTTGCCCTGGCCCGGATGCAAAATGAGCGTGAGCTTGCCTTGGCCGCCCAGGGGTATGCCGCCCAGCAAAAGATCGAGGAAATCCGCACCGATCAGGTGGCGATGCAGACCGAGGCGCAGATGACCGAGGCTGCGCTCAAGCACGATGAGCAGGTGCTGGAGAAGGCCCACAAGTGGGTCGCGTCCTACGTCGGCACCGTGCGCCCGACAGTGACCTACATCTTCGTGATTGAGCTTGTGCTGATCAACGCCTTCATGGCGGTGTACCTGTGGAAACATCCTGGTCTGATCACCAGCATCGACGATGTGGTCAAGTACAGCAGTCTGATCTTCTCCAGCGACGAGATGGCAATGCTGGGCGGGATCATCGGCTTCTGGTTCGGTTCTCGCCAATGGAGCAAGAAGTGAAACTGAGCAAGGCCGCCGCTGCGATGATGCACAAGTACGAGGGGTACAGAAATCGCCCGTACCTGTGCCCGGCGCATATGTGGACTATTGGCTACGGCCATGTGCTGTATCAGGAGCAGATTCGCCTGCCGATGGCACGAGTGGACAAGCCTGTGCCGATGATCC